GTCATAGGGTGGTAATGCCGAGGCCAAGAGGGAAGGCGCTAAAGGTAGCTGAACAAACGGTGCCTGGCCTTTCTAGATGGGCCGTTAAAAAGAGGATGCCCGTAGCAAGGCGTCGTCCCGACGTAGAAGAGCTTCAACATCGGGATGCCGTCAAAGGCTACATGGGCAGCAAAATGGGAGGACAAAAATGAGAAGAAAGAAAAAAGAGGGCTACAACGCTCGCCTAGACGAGTCTATGGGGATGCGCGAACGCGGAAAAAAGATGAAGCAGTCAATGAAGGCACGGCGCGACGAATCTAAGGGGATGGAAAGGGCCATGGGCAAACGGGCCTACAGCGCCGACAAAGGCATGAAGTGACCGAACCGTCTCCGAAATGGCTCGATGCTCCCGAAACCTGGAGCGCAAAGGAGAGGCGCGAAAAACTGAAGGGCCGCAAGAAGATGGCCAGCCAGATTATATTTCGCGATCGTCCTCCTTTGGGCTACATCAGAGCTCAGGATGGAGTCTATATCGCCAGGGGGTTTTCGGATGCGTAGGTCAGTTTCTAAAAAGAGGATGAGAAATGGTCGAGAGGAAAAAGAAGCGTGCTGCTCCGCGTGCAAAAAAGGTAACCATTGCTCGGGGGAAAAAGGTAGCCCGAGGAAAGGAATCCAAAATGCAAAAAAAGCCGGGGGGCTCCAATGTAGGGCGATACAAAAAGGTAGAAAAAGGCAAATTCTGCGGACCAGCGGGAGGGGCTCCAGAGGGTAGCTATCCCGTGAACACAAAGAAGCGGGCGCGCGCCGCCCTCGCCTACGCCAGAAACGCTCCAAACCCAGAGGGAATTAAGCGCTGTGTGCGTAAAAAGTTTCCCTCCATGGGCAAAAAAGCAAAGAAGAGCTAGATTACAGGAGCGAGAGGGGGCGGCACGTGCTCCCGTCCTCCATTGGGAGTTGTTCCCTCTCGCCTTTTTTATGAAGCTGTCTTGTCCCACTTGTTTCGTCCATTGGTCCGACCCTATTCCTCCGTTGGAACTAGAGGTACAGCAGCTTTGTAGCTTTTGCTCCGCCGGCCCGTCGGAGGAGGACCTCCTTGACTATCAGATGCAAAACCTCGAACTTATTCCCCTAAAAAAGTATCCCGCTATCCTACGCACAATTTATAGATTAGAAAGATCCACTTAACATGATCGGAGGACATCATATGAGGAAAGAAGAGCTAACCGAAGGAGCGTTGACAGAAGAAGTGGATCTCGGAGATCACACGTTAAACTACAAAGGGTCGCCGTTTGGGTTGGCTGCCCCGGTGTTTAGCGACGAGGCTATTATTAGCTTTTCCCACGAGTCCCAGTCTCTCCTTCTGTTTGAGAACTATTTAATCGACAAGCCCAACAGGAAGGTTTTCAAGTCGCTGGGTTTTTTTCCATTTGTTCCCGAGCTGGGGGGAGGATGCCGCGCTATCTTCCTGCGAAGTGGAGAGGAAGAAGAGGACCAGCTTAGCGTGGCGAGTAAGGACATCATATGGGAGCTTCCCCAGCGAGACGAGTGCTTAGAAATGGTTTTACTTGCCATAAACATGGGCTACATCCACCCGGCTAATTTGTCCACCATCTGGCTCTTTCTAGACCACACGTCGGGACCCGTGAGAACCAAGTGGAATCACGATGCGGTCGACCTAAGGCTCTCTCGCAGTCTAATCTCGCGGCTTCAGCAATTCATACTAAAAGACGGCGATGACGCTCGGCTTAGAGATAATCTGTACCGAGCGCTACAATGGCAGTCTTATGAGAACGAATCCCTTTGGAAATCGGCGGGATCTCCCAACCCCTTTGAGGAAGTGTTCTTCGCCGCGCGGTCCCAAGCAAAGGAAAACCCGGGAAGAGTCCAATTGGCTCCGGCCCCGCTAAATTTAGTCTACATTGGAGACGACGTGAGCGAGGAGGAGTTGCCACTTGTGTTGTGACGGCAAATCAAGGAACATGTCCAATAAATGCCTGGTTACAAGAGCCTGGTGTACGACGGGGCAGAGCTGAATGGACCGCTTAGAATCTGAACAAGAAAACGCGCAGAGAGCACAGACGGTTGGGCAGCTCGCCCTGGATCAATCCCAAAAGGACATCAAAGCCGACGTTGTTGAGATTGAGCGCGAGGTCCACAAGGGAAACAAGTCCGAAGACAGCTGGGAAGCCCAGATGACTACCGCCCTTGAAAGGGGAAAGGCGAAGTACGCTGGAGAGTTTTTCATCGTCATCCTCAACAAAAAAGAGCGTCTGCTCCAGAACGTCATCAGAAGATACTTCCTAGACAGGCGTACTTGTCCTCTCCCAGAATACGACCAGACCGTATTTCGCTACGACCCGAAGGACGACATGCTCGAGTACATCTGGACAGTACCTGACTGGCAGGCAGCCGAAGATCTCAAAGCCAACCGATTCAATCTCAGTAAAGAGCTTGTAGCCCTGCTAGAGATGGTGGACAAGTTCGAAGACGGTACGTTAGCGAAGGAATGCAGCCGCATTAACCAAAGGTCAGCTCAAGACTGGACTAACGGTGAGTCCTGACCCCCACCTCTACGGAGTGAACGCCTTCGTCCTTTAGGGCCTTTTGCATTCGGTGCTGTACGAATCCATCGAACCACCCTCCTATCGGAATATCCATACCCAATACCCACTGATAATAGGCCCTAGCCTGTGGATCTCTTCCCTTTATGTGAGAGGCTCGTATTCCCATGCCGACCAGCGAGTAGGGCATTCCCCATCTGAACCCCGGCAGCTGACCGCCAATGTTGGCTCCCATGCTAATTATTCGCCTCTCGTGGACGGTGGGTCCGAACGACACTCCAGATGAGCTGTAGTGCCTCAGCGCCACGCTGTCCTTTGAGTAGGACCCCTCGATCTCTAGGCGATACCATCCTAGTAGCTGGTATCCAGAAGACATCGTTATCCGGTGTCCTGGCTTGTATTTTCCTCGCACGTCCACCTGATGGACTTCGAAGGTTTTGTCTCCATTTTCATTGATCCCATGCAAATAGAGCGGATATTGGTCAAGGATGACCGCTTTTTCCGGAGAGGCCAGTGTTCCACCAGAGCTCAGAGACCAGTAATGAGAGGCATAGGCCGACGAGGCCACTAGAAGGTAGAGGATAAAAGTCTTCACATTCGCTCCTTTTTTCTAAGCCTATAACCACGGAGAATAAAAGTCGCGGGCCCCTTAGAGCGTCTGGATGGACCCTGGTGAGGGGCCCGCGACTGGTCACACGGAGAATTTGAGACCAATTTCAGCGCAGTGTAAGGAGTCCGCACGGAATGCCTTACGATAGCGATGCTGTAAGCACACCTTGAGTTTGTCGTCCAAAGGTGCCTCGAGCCCGGTTACCCATTGGTAGCAGTAGCGGACCTTTTTGCTTGCGAACTGATCCCTAGTGTACAGGGCGCCCATCCCCACCATCGAGAATGGTCTAAAGTCGTTCCATCCAGGTAGATATCCGCCTACGTTAACCATCATTCCCATCGCCTTCCGCTTTAGGATCTGCGAATCTGTCCTTTGTAGGCCCGGGCATTTATGCATGAGTTTTGTTCGATCTTCGGCATGAGAAAATTCAGCCTCTAATCGGTAAATATCGCTGATGACTGCTCCTACGCTCAAGTTGGCCTTAAATCCAACCAGATCGCGTCCTGAAACCTCCACTAAGTATTCCGAATACACCTGTTCCTCTGCTGGAAGAGCCTCTCCGTCCTCGTCATACTCCTTTTCAGGACATGCTCGGATAAAGTAGTTGAAGTAGGGATTCTCCTTTCCCACGTTCTCTCCTGCTACGCCGCCAGAAGCGGTAGCAAACCACTCCACGTCAGCAGCCAGTAGAGAACAGCACGCGACCAGTGCACTACATAATAACTTTTTCATCTCATTTTCTCCAATTTGTGTTACGTGTGACTCGCTTGAGTCCCAAAACAGTATAGGCCACCATCCGCGAAAAACAAGAGGTTGTAGAATATTTGGTCTTCAACTTAAATGTTGTGTACGCAACAGGGAAGGCGGTTAACTTCCCCTTGGCGTAACAGCGCTTCGCCAGCGAATAGGAGAGAGATGACAGAAGAACAGAACGTAATTGCCGAAGAGCAAGAACAGGAAGTCGTTCATCCTGAGGAGCAATCCGATCAGTCATCCTCCCAGGAGGAGTCGTCTCAAAAGACAGACCAGGAATACAACTGGCGTCAGCTGAGAGAGACTAAAAGGCAGCTGGAAGAAGAAAACCGGCTCCTTAGACAGCGAATGGAAGCAGAGACGCGGACGCAGCCAGAGCAGGAGTCAGACGATTTTGATCTTCCTGACGACGAGCTTGTAGAAGGACGTCATGTCAAGCAGCTGATGAATAAGATGCAGAGTCTTCTTCAACAGCAGGAGGCAAAGGCTGTCCCTGATAGGCTCAAGTCCCGGTTCTCGGACTTCGATGCAGTTGTCACTCCAGAAAACGTTGAACGATTGAAACAAGAAGAGCCCGAGCTTCTTGCTTCCATCATGGCCTCTGATGATCTGTATTCTAAGGGGGCAGCTGCGTATAAGCTGATTAAGCGCATGAGCCAGGAGGCGGAGGTGTCGAGGGACAAGGCGGCCGCAGAGATTAACCGGTCTCGGCCTGGAAGCTCTCATGGAGCAGCCAGGCAATCTGCTTTGTCTGACGCCGATCGGTTCGCTAACGGACTGACGCCTGAATTGCGTAGACAGTTGCAACGCGAGATGGAGGAAGCGGCGCGGGCCTCATAATTTGAGGTAGAAAATGTCTGTCACAACAAGCACAGTGCTTCCGGCACCGGTGCAGCAGTCCTTCAGCTACAAGCTTCTAGCTGTTCCGACGCCATATATGATTCACAATATAGCCGCTATGCTCAAGAGAATGCCCCGCGATGGCGGCCGCACTCTACGCATGAGGCGGTATAACCCGCTGGCAACAGCCACAGTCCCGCTTGGGAACTCTGGCGTAACGCCTCCAGCACAGCAGCTCTCAGCTGTAGACATCGATGCGACCATCGACTTCTACGGCACCTATGTGATCTTGAACGAGCAAGTCACACTTCAAAACCAAGACCCCGTTCTGAACGAGGCAGCCAAACGCCTGGGCGTTTCTCTTCGTCAGACAGAGGACGAGCTTACCCGCAACATGCTTGCGTCAACGGCTTCGTTCATCAACTGCACAGGTGGAGTCAACGGTGACAACCCAACGGAGATTACTCGTGCAGACGTCGATACGGTGATTCGTACTCTCCAAAACAACGACGCCTACACCATCTCTGATTACATTGAGGGAGACGACAAGTTTGGTACAGCTCCCGTGCGAGATGCATATTTCGCCATGGGAAACAGCCAACTTATCGGTAACCTAGAGGCGGTCAACGGCTTTATCGCTAAGGCGCAGTATCCCTCCCAAATGGACACGCTCCGACCGGAATGGGGATCGATCTCCAACCTGCGATTCCTACTTTCTTCCATCGGTTCTGTCACAGCCAACGGCTCGGCCCTTGGTGCAGACGTCTACAACATCTTTGTTGCTGGCATGGAGGCTTATGCGGTGGTCGAACAGGACGGGTACTCGTCTCAGTTCATTTACCGTCCGCCAATTTACGACGGCCCTCTCGCGCTCAACGCGTCTGTAGGATACAAAATGGCGCAGGTGCCGCGCATCACCAACGATGCTTGGGTAATAAACCTACGAGCAACACTAGCCTAAGGAGTAGTAAATGGATTCAACAGTAGTACAAACAGGTTATTTTACCTCCGACGGCACGGCTAAACAGCTTGATGTCCGATCGGATATTGACTGGATGGAGGTGATCAACTACACCCAGTCGGCAACCACTCAGACGACTGGCCGTGGAGTGATGTTCCGCTGGCAGAGGGGAATGGCTGCAGCCACTGGTATCATGTTTACCAAGCAGGACTCGGCCAATGCCCTGGACCTAGAGACGCTTTCCTCAGGCGGCTTCACGCTCCTCGATACGAGCAGCCAAGCACCAGGGGCGGCGGTGACCGGAACGACTATCACCAAGGCCAACCCGCCGGTATGTACGGCGGCAGGCCACGGTTACAGCGACGGAGACACGGTACGCATTATCAACTCCGATAATATGGACCAGATCAACGGAATGGAGTTCACCATTGGATCGGTGGCAACCAACACCTTTGAGCTCTCCTATATTGACACCAACACGGCTAACTTCACGGCGTCTACCTCATTTACTGTGAGGAAGATCCCGAACCAGCCCCAGTTCCAGCTGAGACGGCGCTACATAACAGCAGTGCCTTCTACTGGTACGACCACGGAAGTCCAGATGTCTGTGACTCACGGGTTTTCAGTCGACGAGGTAGTCCGCTTTATCGTTCCTTCCGATTTTGGGATGACTCAGCTCGACAACCTCACCGGTAAGATCACAGCGGTCAATACCACAACCAACACCATTACTGTGGACATCGACTCTTCGGCGTTCACCGCGTTCGCTTGGCCGGCAGCCTCGTCTGCTCCATTGAACTTTGCGCAAGTGGTGCCGGTCGGAATTGACGGTTCTAACTCGGTGAGCGACGCGACAGACAACGTGTCCTTTATCGGTATGGAGCTAGGCGCAGGAGCCGACGGTCCTGCAGGCTCTTCTTCTGACGTCATTTACTGGCGCGCGGGAAAGGCCTTTAGCAACGCTACGTCGTAATGTAAGATGGTGGGGAGGGCATAGACCCTCCCCATTTTTAACCGAGGAGACCACATGAACCAGAACCTGATCGTCCCCAAATCAGCAAGAAAGAAGCTGAGCAGCGACGACATAAAGAAGATGAAAGAAGAGGGCCACCGCATTGTTAAGGGAGTTTTCCGTTGCCAGGAACCCCCTGGAGGGTCCGTTACCTTCTCATTCAAGGCCTTTCCTGGAGATCAGGTCGAAAAATACACGTTCGTGGACGGAAAGATTTACTCAATTCCTCTCATGGTAGCGAAGCATATCAACAACAATTGCTCCTACGACATCCACCAACACGTATTGGACGCTGAAGGAAAGCCCAGGATTGACGTAGGACGTAAGGTCCGACGCTTCACATTTCAGAGCTTGGACTTCATGGACGAGACTCCGGAGGATGAATGACCACTCTTTCTGACATCCGACTTAAGGTAAGGCGCCTCACGGGGCGCCCCTCCGACCAGTCCATCACGGATGCTCAGATAGATGACTACGTCAACACCTTTTATCTCTATGATATGCCGGAGGATCTCCGGCTGTTCTCCCTTCAGACCAACTTTTCCTTCGTATGCGAACGCAACGTGGACGAGTACGATCTCACCAATATTCAGGTGGAGGTGGCGGGAGGAGCAACCGACTCGGCCCTTAATGTCTACTACAATATATCCCCTCCCTTTTACGTAGCCGGCTACGAGGTGGACTACCATCAAGATCAGACAGGCTTCTATCGTATCTGGAATAAGGTAAACCAGATCACGACGACCGTAACGGGAAACGGAACGCCAGGTCCCTATGCTTTCACTCTGTCCAACGTACCTGTCTACCAGCGTCAGGTGTTCATCGGAGCAATCGATAACACTGGAGCCACCGTTGCCGTGCAAGACATTCCGACGAACCGGACGACTGGCACCTGGGCTCTCACCAATACGACGACGGCAGTCGTTGGAAGCATCAATTACGTGACTGGTGCCGGGACCATTACCTTTTCGAATGCGATACCCGCTGGCAATGAAATAACGATCTCGTCAGTGCCCTACGTCGCAGGGCGGCCCGTTTCTGTCCTGTTTTACGACAACAAGATAACTCTGAGGCCAGCTCCTGATAAGGAGTACACCGTAGAGACTCAGGCCTACAAGCTTCCCACAGCCCTTCTAAATGGAGCAGACAATCCAGCCCTCAAGCAGTGGTGGCAGTATTTGGCATACGGAGCATCAAAGAAAATCTTCGAAGATTCCCAAGATCCCGAAGGGGTCGCAGCGATAATGCAGGAGATGAAGCACCAGGAGCTATTAGTCGGCCGCAGGACGATTGGACAGATGCGGAACCAGCGTACTGCAACCATTTACTCCGACGCCAACTCCCAGGGTTTCGGAAATTACTACCCCAATAGGTTCTAGATGAGCTACCAGGCAGGCATTCCACTCGGCACAGACAACCCATCGGACAGCGCCACAGACTTCAGAAACAACTTTGGACAGATTGACACTGTCGTTGCGGTAAACCACGTTCAGTTTAACGACGCTGATGCGGGAAAACATAAGTTTCTGCAGATGCCTGACCAGAGTTCGGCTCCTACTACGGCCTCTAACGAAGGTGCTCTGTATACCAAGGCAGTCACTGGAGTGACTCAGCTTTTTTTCAGAGAAGAAAACAACGGAACAGAGAGGCAAATGACCGGTGCTTTCACCGCTGCCTCTTCCGGAGAGCTAATTATTCCAGGAGGTCTCACCCTCAAATGGGGAACGGCCACAACGGCGGGGACTACTCTTACTGTTACCTATCCTTCCCCTTTTTCAACCGCGACCTATAACGTGCAGATCACCTCTTTATCAGCTGGGGCCACCACCATCTTTTCGTCGTCGTCCTATGTCGCTGCAAGCTTCCTTTGCACCAGCTCAAACCCCAACGAGAGCTTCAGTTGGTTAGCCATAGGTAGTTAAGTGAGTCTAAAAAGCTACCTAATTGCCCCGTACGAGCTAGGAGAACAAAGAGACGTTGAGCCTTTTCTTCTCCCCGAGGCAGCGTTCGAGACTTTAGAGGACGCATACGTATGGAGGGGAAGGGTCAAAAAGAGATGGGGTGAGAACCTTGTAGGGGCCACTCCGCTTGAGTCCAGATTCAGGATCAACCTAGGAAACACGGACGGAGCAGGAGCAGCGGCTGGGAACGTTCCCGGCGCAATCTATAAAGTGGGCCAGATGTTTTCCATTGGCACTGATACCTACACGGTTAACGCTACCGGAACTCCCGCTGCGACCCTCACGTCCGGAGCTGGAGGAATTACCTACAATACGACTACGGGCGCCTACGTCGTAGCCGGCGCAGCCGCTACAACGGCCGTGTATTTTTACCCGTCCGAGCCCGTGATGGGACTGGCGACGAGAGAAAACACAGGAACAAATAACGAAGACATCATTGGGTTCGACACTCAGTTTTCTTATCGTCGCGTGGCTCAGGCCTGGGAAGTCGTCGGAACAGCTGCGGCCGACCTGTGGACAGGAACCAACTCCCAGTTCGTCTGGACGACCAATTACAGAGGAGCAAATCCTTACGACACCAACCTTTATGCCACCAACTTCAAGGCCCGCAACGCGGCCAACGATGGGCTAAAGTACTTGCCTTCGGGGGCGACCGCCTGGACCAACCAGAGACCCCAACTTGATTCTGGGGCTGGCACTAGGTTTTTAGATGGATGCAGAATAATCATTGGCTTTAAGGACCGCCTAGTAGCTCTCAGCACCCTAGAGACAGACGGGGGAGCGCAGACCTTTCCTCAGCGCTGTAGGTTTTCCCAGAACGGAGACCCGACCAACAATGCCACTAGCTGGCTTGACGACGTCCCTGGCGTAGGGGGCTACATTGACGCTCCAACGAAGGAGATCATCGTCACGGCCGCCCTGCTCAAGGACCGCCTCATCGTATATTTTGAGCGTTCCACGTGGGAACTTGTCTATACCCGAGACAATATTCTTCCATTTCGGTGGCAGCAGATTGATTCGGAGCTCGGAGCGGAATCTACGTTTGGGATAGTGGGTTTTGATAAACAGGCAGTTGGAGTGGGTAACCGCGGGATACACGCCTGCGATGGCTCTGGTGTGGCCAGGATTGACCCTCAGATACCCGACTTCGTTCAGGAGATACAAAACGCTAACAACGGGACAGAAAGAGTCTACGGCATCCGAGACTTCGGTCCTGAAATGGTATATTGGGCTTATCCGGACGCTGATCTTGATCCCACGTTTCCCAATAGGGTTTTGGTTTTCAACTACGTCAACCAGTCCTATGCCATATTTCGCGACTCCTTCACCTGCTTTGGCCATTTTTATCGCGAGTCGACCCTCACTTGGAACGATCTCGGAGCGATCTATGGAACCTGGGACAATTGGCACGACGCCTGGTCTAGCGGTGCCTACCAGAGCGCATTCCCACAGATCATTGCCGGCAACCAGGAGGGATGGACCCTAACTTTAGACACGGGTAAGTCGTCCAATGCTCCATCTCTACAGATAACCGACATGACGGCTCCTACGACCCTAACTATAATCGACCACAACCTCGCCGTGGGCGACTTCATTCTCGTCAACTCCTGCACAGGAATAACGTCGCTAAATGGTCTTAGTCTGAAGGTGATGGGAGTTACGGATGCGAATAACATAACGATCGATCCATCACGCACTTTCTCAGGCACCTATACGGGAGGTGGAACGGTCCAGCGAGTATCGGGCCTCAACATACGCACCAAGCGCTTTAATCCAGGAACTCCGATAGGACAGGCATTCAGTATGCCCTATTTGGACCTTCTCTTGGGTACCACGGAGTCTGGCGAATTCTCATTGGACTACTACCAAGACGGTAACGACGACACGTCCGTCAACGAGTCAGCGTCCCCTGGCGCTCTTTTTGGATCCAACGTAGTTTGGACGAAGCCAGAGGCGACGAAGCCAGAGCAGGACAAAAACGACTCGAATTGGCACCGCTACTTTCTCTCAAGCGACTTCCAGTTCGTCCAACTACGCATGTTTTTGTCCGACGCACAGCTGGGAAACGTCCCCGTAGCCACTTCCAACTGGGAGCTGATGGCCATGATACTGTACGTATCCCCCGGAGGAAGGATAACGGGATGAGTGCTTCGTTTGCCGGTAATCCCAATTCCTTTTTGCAAGAAGATTACGTAATTCCCAGCGACCCTGAGCAGATGTCGGTCCGACTCCGCCAATATCTTAACGACCTATCGGCCTCCATTAACACCCGGGACATCGGAATCTACGTTTCCCAGGAAACGATTTGCGGTCAGTTGTGGGTGCCTTCGATCTCTAATTCGGCGTTCTCGAACGTAGTATACCGGCAAGTGATAAGGAAGGTCGTGGCGACGGGAACTCTAGCCACTGGGGCGAATACGATAGCCCACAACATAACCGTTACGGCCAATACCCATTTCACGCGCATTTACGGCGTGATAGAAAACGCTGGCACTCTCTACGTCCCAGTGCCAAATAATGCGACTACCGTGACGGTGGATGCGACGAATATCAACATCAACATACCAGGTGCATACAACAACTACTCAGGCAATGTAGTCTTGGAGTGGGTGGCAACAAGTTAGGAGTTAGGATGGCTTTTCTAGGTAACCCGTTCGGTAAAAAGCAAAAGACTCAAGAATTCCGTCGGTTCTCTCCACAGCAAGAATCGGTCCTGAACCAGCTTCTTGGAGGGGCCCAGCAGCAACTGCCCTCCGGCCTCGACTTTCTTCAGAATATACTCGGACAATCTCCAGAGGCGATGCAGGCCTACGAAGCTCCCGCGTTGAGGCAGTTTCAGGAGCAGATTCTTCCGATGATAGCGGAGAGATTTACCGGTGGCTACGGATCCGGATCGCAACGCTCATCCGCTTTCGGCCAGCAATTGGGACAGCAAGGCGCGGCCCTCGCTGAAAAGCTACAGGCCCAAAGGGCAGGACTTGGATTTGATGCCCTGTCCCAGCTGCAAAACCTACTGGGGTACGGACTAACTCCGCGAACGGAGAGGGTGATTTCTCCTGGTCGGCCTGGTCTTGCCCAGGGCATCTCAGGTGCCCTAGGACAAGGCTTGGGATTTGGTCTTGGGGGGAAGCTTGGAAACTTCCTAAGCGGCTACAGCAACTTCTAAAATTCATTTCTGGAGGGAGGTAGATGGTACAGATTATAGAGCAGGCCCCAGGAATTGGAGAGGCACTTGGAGCCGGTTTTAGTGGGACCTTCGGTCCTGCTGCCCAGAGCTCTTACTCATCTGGCCTAAAGATGCTCGCAGACGCCAAAATGAAGGGCATGCAACAGGCTCAGCAAATCGCCGCTCTTCAAAGCCTAGGACTCCCTCCTGAGCTCGCGGTCTTGCCTCCCCAGGCGCAAGGGCAGTTTATAAAACAGCAAATGCGTCAGCAAAACTACGAGAGACTTTTAGGAGGGGAGCCCGGTTACGCCGAAGCGATAGGAGAGCAGTTACAGGGGGGACAGCCAGTTTCCATAGAAGAGGGCATCGCGGGAGCGCCGGCGGGAGCGCTGGGAATGTTGGACGCGACGCAGGAACAGCGCGCGCCTACGGTCAAACAGCCGACACAAAGTCAGCAGACTGCGATGGGGCCTCCGTCTGGCGATGTGGAGGAGCAAGCACTTGTACGGCTGACGCCCCAAGGGGATGCGGAGATAGTTCAAACAGAGGAGCTGGTGGCGCCGTGGGAAGGAGAGGTCACCGAATCTCCGTCGCCCAGACAGATTTTGGCAGCCGGGGCCTTAGACGAGGGAGCGGCACGAAGACTCGAGGGACAGGCTAAAAGAAGTCTTCAAGAGCAGAAGCTATCCGTCCAAAAAGAGCAGAACGATATAAAGCGAAACCAGAAGTGGATAGACGAGACCGAATCCTCCTACGATCGAGGGATCGAGGATTTAAAATCCCTCGGCTTGATGAACGACGCCATCTTAAGTGGAGAGATAGGAGTTCTTTCCAGGGCCAACCTATCCGAAATGCTACCCGATTGGGGGATCCTCAAGCCGCTGAAAAGAGGCCTTATGACGGGGGCGGGACAGCAGTTCAAGTCGGCCTCCAAAGCTATATTCAAGTCACTCAAGGAGATTTTCGGCGCCAGACCGACTAACATCGACGTTAAGATCCTCGAGGATATGTTCGGAAAGATTGGGCAATCGGTCGCGGCTAACCTCGTGTCCACCAAGATAATTGAGGCCGGGGCCAGACTTCGCGTGGCAAAGGGCCAAATATACCAGCAGTTGCGAGAAGCTAATCCGCGGGCCTCGGAGACTCAGCTCCGAAGAGAAACCACCAAGAGATATCGAAAGTATCAGGATGAGCTATGGAACCGGATAGAGAAAGACGTAGCGCAGTATCGTCAGGGAAACGTGGCAGTCGTTTCGCCTGACGGCAAAAGGTCTTATCTTCCCGAAAGCATGTACAAGCAGGCGTTAGAGGCGGGGTATAGGTTGTCATGACCCAAGACTTCAGAAACTTTTTAATAGACGAGTCGACGGCCCTCGAAAAGCCTAGTCAGTTTGCCGCGGGAAAATCCGCTCCTGCGGCCCTTCCTCCCGAAGGAGAAGGAGTATCATTTGAGCAGTTCCTCATTCCAGAGGAAACGGCTCCCGGAGCATTTAGGGGGGGCAAGGAGCGCGGGTACGGGAAGGATGTAGCTAAACAGCTGGCCATTGGAGCGGCGACGGGAGTAGGTGGCACTTATGGCGACTTAGCTCAACTCGCCGGGCTAAGCGGCCCCCGCCTGCTGCCTGGCCAAGAGGCGCTCTACGGAGCGGAATTCGAAGCCACATCTCCAGGGCAACTCGCACTGTTACAGGAAGATGACATCGCCCCCAGATTTGGCAGGCTTCCTACTGGCGGTGACATTACCGACTTGCTAGAAATGTTCGGTGTCCAATCGGAGCCCAAGACGACTCCAGGAAAATACGCTAGGCGGGGGGCCGATATTGTAGGAGGAGGGGCGGTTACAGGCGCCGGCCCAAAGATGTTAGGGGCCCTAGCGGGGGCATCGGCACTTGGCCAATCCGTTGAGGAAGTTTTCGGACCGGAGGCGGGGGCTGCTGCTGAGCTTATGTCACTTTTCCTCCCTCAGGCGTTCGCCAAAAAGCTGATATTTTCTGGGAAAAACTCCCAGCTATCAAAATCACTCATCAATGCTGGCGTCCCGAAGAATGTAGTGGCCAATCTCCTAAAGCCTTTCGCCAAAACAGCTGCGAAACTCGCGCCAACGGGAAAAAAAGCTAAGAGCTTGGCTCAAGAATTGAAAGGCGGTATCGAAAAGGGCTACGAAGCGACCAGGCTAAAGGGCCGTGCGAAGGGACCGATATCACTGCTTCAATCCTGGTCCCTAAATAAGGAGATCGGATCCGTAAAGAAGGGACTAGGAATAACGCTCAAGGGCAGCGACAAATCCCGTGTGAAGGACGCTCTCACAGATCTGCAAAACATCGTGGCCGGCCGTGAGGTCGATCCGGCAGACATAATGGATCTGTGGCACGAGGTAAACTCCCTGGTGAACTGGAACGCCATGAAAGGGGGTAAAAAGCAGCTAGCGAAGCTCCATCCCATATTCGAAAGGGTCATTCGCCATGCCGATCCTCACCTGGCCAATGAGTGGTTAGCTTTGCAAGAAGTGTACCCAAAAATGAAGAAAATCGTGAATTCGCTAGATCCCAAGAAGGAAAGTAAGTTGCGGGAACTGGGTCCAGGTGCGGCTACTGTGTGGCATCTATTTTCTGGACACGCGAAACGGGCGTTAAAACTTCTAGCCGGATACGGGGTCGCCCAGGAGGGAGCCCTTCACTACCTTAGGAGCCCACGCACTCAAAAGCTTTTTCGAAAAATGGTAGATCTCACCAACCGGGGAAAAATCGACCAGGCAAGAGTCATCGCGAACCATATAGACGCTGGGATTCGCGCACAGAAAAAGAACGAGGAGGAAAAAAAAGGGGTAGGTCACTGAGCCCGCTTTCTAGGGTCCTTGATCACCTCCCAATAAATCCAGCTACCTATCTTCTTAAAAATCGAAGCCCACCATCTAGGATCCAGCGTTTTTGGCCATCGTCTTTCCTGCGGGAAACGAGTTGGCGGGTCCAGAGGTTCGCGGTCAGGGTCCAAGTAGTGGTCGCAAATATACAACCACACAAGGGCAAAGAAAAATGACTTAATTAAAAAGAAGCCTACCAATGTAAGAAGTACTAATACAATCATCCTATATCCCTTTTCCTTTCCTCATACCCTTAAGCGTTTCGATATACCTCTCCGATGCCCAATATGTTCTGTGGCCCAAAATCTGTTTGAGGTCGCAAATGCGTAGCCCGCTTGATAGGGAGTGGATAGCAAACGTGCTGCTCAGCTCGTGGAAGGTATAGGGGGGGAGTCTGCGGCTTTCCAATGCGGTTTTGAGCGCCTTTCCAAGATCCTTGTTTCCGCCTTTGAGAGAGCCGAACACGAGAGTAGAGTCGGAAGGGCTTTTAATTTTCAAATCCTCTAGTGCTTCGGCACACTCGTCGTCAATCGAAACCACTCTTTTAAGCCTCCTTCCAGAGGGACCCAGGGCTACTCGTCGGCGCGGAATATCCACCTCACTCCATTTCAGCCTTTCAATTTCACTTCTCAATGCCCCCGTGCGCACAGCTAGAAGTACAGCGGGAAAGAGATTGGGATTAGGGGAGCGAGAGCAAGCCTCCAATAAACGTCTCAGCTCCGTTCTTGAAAGTGGAGAGCGCTCAATTGGGCGGGGCACAATCCGGCGTCGCCCGTAAGCCGGGTTGTGTGAGATCCATCCCAGCTTTTGCCACGCAAACGTCAAAAGAGAACTCAGCGTGGACATATATCTCTCCACTGTTGCTGGGCTGCGCACCGCTCCCTTTGTGGTCAGCGTGTTCTGCAGTTCATTTTGGAGCTTACTGATTGTTGCGGTGTCTACTGAACACACTGCAAGATCACCGATCTGCCGGCCAATCCAGGTTAGGTGCCGAATGGGATCAGCTGCGAGCGGCTTGCTCGCGCTCGTTATGAATTTAGAGATAGCTTTGGCTACTGTCCTATCGGTCCAGCTTTCCTCGACTGTTTTGGCCCATTCAATCGCCTCTTCCCTTGAATAGAAGGTTCTGCTTATAGAAGGTCTTCCCTTGCGCCTAACTGTCGCCCTGAACGATACGGAGCCGCCTCTGTTAATTCTTTCCCAGATCGACGCCATCAATGCTCCTTCCTTGTTTCTGGGGCAAATAGGGTTTGAACCTATAACCTACGGATTATGAGTCCGCCGCTCTAACCTATTGAGCTATTGCCCCTAAATTGTTTTCCTATCTGAATCTGAATGCCAGTTGCATTTTTTGTTGACCTAATTTTGATTTACTCCTATACTATATCCTAAACGGAAGATAAAGGCAACGAAAATGCGCGTTAAATGGTCTCCTATCACAAAAGTCGTAAGCTTTAATGTGGGTAAAAACGAGGTATTTCCTCAGCACCGTGTCATCGCCTCCGACATGGCGACTGGCGAATACCTTGAGCTATGCGACGATCCAGAGTGGCAAAGAATAACAGAGAAGGCGGAAAAGGTTGCACCGTCAGCTACTCTTCATCGCCGCGAGCTGATTGCAAAGCAGCTTCGGCGCTATGTCGAAAAGAAGCGTCATGAGACTCGACGAGCTTTATTTCTGCAATCAGTAGCCGAGTTACGACAACCCGCAGCGTAGTGTTCCTTAGGGAGGCTATAGCTTTTATCTTACAGAAGAGCTCCTCAGGGATATCCACGGTGAGTCTGCGGAAAGCCATGTCTTTATTTTACGTATTTGTGACTTTGTAAGCCATTTTTTCTCCTACCCCTGGACATTTACGACGGACAGGGCATCATTGGCATAAACCCTTCACAGGAGAATCAGAATGGCCAAATCCCGTACCAGCGCCTACTCCCTAGGTGCGCCTTATGAAGCATTGTTTCCAAAGCCGGTCGTGGCTACTAGGAATCCTACGACCAGCGACAAGAACTACGAGATCGGGCAGGTATGGGTAAACAAGTCGTCAAACAACGCCTATATTCTCACGTCTTCGGCGTCAGGTTCCGCTACCTGGAGTATCGCATCGCCAGGGGCGTCTGACGTCGATACTCTCACTGGAGACTCCGGAGGGGCAATCTCTCCCGCTGGTGGTAACATCACTATTGCAGGCGGATCTGGGGTAACTACCTCTGGTTCGGGATCGACTATCACGATCAGCGCAGCTACCGGTTACGCTCCGATCACCCTTTATGTGGTAGATGCCGGGGGTTCTTCCGATTACACGACCGTCCAGGCGGCTATCAATGCGGCAAACGGCGCAGGGGGAGGAATGGTGTTCGTGCGTCCAGGCACCTACACCGAGGACCTCACCCTGTACGACAATATCTATCTCTTTGGCTCTAGTGAGTCCGCGACAACTATTGCCGGAACACACACTCCTCCAGCTAGCGGAGACATCAACTTCTGGCGGCTCACTCTTTCAGATGCGACGGCGATCTTCAGCTCTGCAGCGGCTGGTACTACCAACATCATCGTAGAAGACTGTACCGTCGCGGTTACCAACGGACATATGTTCGACCTAGCTAACTGGACCGGAACCATCGCAGTGGACGACCTAGGATTTACCGGTACCAGCGATGGCTTCATCAACAACACCGGCGGAGCAACCGTAGTCGGATACGGGGCAAGTATCGGCATTGGTACGGGCCAGTCCTGTTCGATTTCTGGCACCTTCCAGTTTGTGAGCTGCCCCATCGCATGTCCTGTCGATTTTGTGACCGGCGCCACCGGCTCGGTGGATCAGTGCCAGATCACCGGAGGCTTTACCTTCTCCAACAACTCTACTGGTTCGGTGTCCAATTCACGTTTCACTACCGGCGCCACTGCAGCCGTTACCATGAGCTCCTCGGCAGCTTGGACTCTGAGCAACAACGTGATCGATAGCTCAGCTAACCCGTGCATCGCTGGAGCTGGCGCGGGCACTCTGAGCTTCGGCGCCCTGAACTTCCTCAACAACAGTGCATTTGCTGGCACTCTTACGCTTTCCCGCGACACCTCAGTGGATGGAACAGTTAGAGCTCTGACATTTGATACCGACGTAGCGGCAGCGGCCATGACGATCTCCGCTACCGATATTGACGCCGACGGCACAGACGCCAACATTTCTGTGACGGTGACTCCGAAGGGCACTGGTACCTTCACTGTCGACTCTGGCGGAATTTCTAACACAGCGGGCGACATCATCAGCTCTTCGAGCAACGCCGCCGCGGACAACACGGTCGAGGTAACAAACAGCGATAACACCGATCCGGCCTCTCGCGCAGGTTTCGAAGCTGCGGTGGGAGGCGCCTCTGCTGGTGACCCATACGTAAACTTCCTGATCAGCGGTGGTCAGGCGTTCACCATGGGTATCGATAACAGCTCTACTAATGATGACTTTGTCATATCGGACGCAGCGGCTTTAGGTACCAACGACAGGATCACCGTAGACGGCTCTTCTGGCGACGTTACCGTTGGTCAGAACCTGATAGTGGGCACCGCTGGAAAAGAACTGCATGTCAAAGGCGGCGCGGTAACCGACTTCATCGGTCAGGCCACCCTGGCGTCCGGCACCGTTACGGTGGCCAACACGAATATCGCAGCAGGCGACAGGATCATTTGTACAAGAAGCTCGATCAACGGCTCGACGGCTCTTGGCGTGCTTATCACTAGCATTAGCGCCGCTACCAGCTTTACAATTACCGCTGTCCAGCCTGGAACTCCTGGGTCGACCGAGACCAATGATACCTCCATCGTGGACTACTTCATCGTGAGATCTGTCTAATGGCGGGTATCCAGGACGTAAAGGCCAAGTGGGAGGCGGTCCGATCAGCCGCATTTGGAAGTGTGGGGGCGACCTATGCGGCCATAGGCGATCCGCTCTCCAATGCGGCCATTGTATTGCACATTAGAAGCACCCTTGACAAAGACGTCTATATCTCGATGGACGGAAGCACAGACCACATTTACGTGGGAGCTGGGGACCTCGTCGTGTATGATATCGGAACCAACAAGATCGGGGATTCGAAGCTTTTGGTTCCTAAGGGCACCCAAATTTATCAAAAGAGGGGACCCGGAGGGGCGAGCTCCAGCGGGAACCTATTCGTGATGACGCTTTACGGGACAAAATAATGACGTATAAGAGGAAGGCCCTATTCGACACGTTAAGGACGGTGGCCTTTGGCTCTATAACGGGGTCCTACGCGGCGCTGGGGGTACCTCTAACCTCAGAGGCCGTGGTAATAAGCTTCATAAACGACACCAACGCCAACCTCTACTTCTCTACAGACGGAACAAACGACCAGCTGTATCTCCCAAATAGCTCGGCGATGATATTGGACGTGCGCGCCAACAATCCTGGCGACGGGCTGTTTATCGCTTCTTCGACTCAATTCTACGTCAAACACGACGGATCGGCGGCGACGTCTGGACTAGCGGCTCTGCAAATCCTTTACGCCGGAGGAATCAATTAGCCAGATATCCAGGCTCAAATCTGACTCCATCGGCACTCTCACTGGGGATACTGGAGGGCCGGTACCGCCTGATACCGCTGAGAACATCAATATTCTCGGGGGCTCTGGTGTTTCGGTAGCAGGCACACCAGGGACAAACACGCTAACCATCACGGCTACGGCAGCCACGCCCACCACCTACAACGAAGACACTGGGTCCGCCACGCCAGCGGCGAACATTTTGATCGTGGCAGGTGGCACCCTCTTGAGTACTACGGGAGCTGGTAACACGGTAACGATAGACGCCGACGCGACCGTTCCCGCCTCCTTCCCCACAGACGGCGCCACGGCTACCCCAGCTGCAAATGCTCTTACCGTAGCTGGGGGTAATCTCCTCACTACTTCTGGATCTGGAGCGACCGTTACGGTAGATGCTGATGCTGCGGTAGCTGGATCTTTTCCGACAGATGGTGGAACGGCTACCCCTGCAGCTAATGCCCTCACAATCGCGGGCGGAACGGGGGTAACCACCTCTGGATCTGGATCGACGGTAACAATCAATGCCTCGGCCTCTGTTCCAACCACCTTTACAGAAGATACGGGAAGCGCAACTCCAGTAGCCAACGAGCTCTTTATTTATGGAGGCACGGGGTGCTCCACCACAGGATCAATAGCTACGGTCACCGTAAACCTAGATCCAGAGGTGGCCCTTAGCTATCCGGCTGACTCTGGTACCGCTACTCCTGCAGCTAACGCACTAACTGTATCTGGCGGAACAGGGGTATCCACCAGTGGATCGGGCTCGACGCTAACCATAAATTCCACCGGCGGAGGTCTTACATGGGCAGAAGTTACGGGCACGTCGCAAAACATAGCCGTGAATACTGCTTACGTCGCAAACAACGGTTCTTCCGTGACGTTTACTTTGCCCGTCACGGCAGCACTGGGAGACGTTTTTCGGATAGTGGGAAAGGGAGCAGGTGGATGGAGTATCGGCCAGAATGCTTCCCAGACCATTCGCATGCTGGGGTCCGCGACGACGACTGGCGTCGGTGGTACGCTAACTCCTACGGAGAGTCTAGCGGCCATTGAGATTGTATGCACAACAGCAAACACAGACTTCCTAGTAATGAGCTCAGTGGGGAACTTTACCTTTGTGTAGGATAGCTTAATGACTGTCTTCGGCGTCCCAGGCGACAATACCAACCCGTTGGCATACGCGGATAGAAGGCTGGCGGTGGTGGCAGCCATTCAGGCACCAAGGAGGCCCACCACAAGCGACACCAACTTCCCCCTTTGGACGGAGTGGCGCGTCACAAAAGATGCCGCAGCCCCAGCTGTAGAGGGGGAGTTTTGGAAATTAGTCGCATTTGCAGGGGCTGGGCTGGCCCAGTGGGTTCAGCTTAACTCCACGCCAGGAACAGGGATAGACACGCTAACTGGAGATAGCGGGGGCCCTGTGGGCCCCGACGTTTCCGCCAACGTAAACCTGTTGGGCGGAACTAATATCACTGTTACGGGAGCTCCTGGCTCTAATACGCTTACGATCGACTCCTCTGCAGGAACGTTTCCATGGACTGAGGTCACCGGTACGTCTCAGATGATGGCAGTCAACAACGGGTACATAGCCAATAACGCGGCCCAAGTAGATTGCACGCTTCCTACCACTTCTTCCGTAGGTGACATTGTAGAGGTAGTAGGAAAAGGAGCGGGGGGCTTTAAGGTATCCCAGACAGGCGCGCAGCAGATAGCCTTCTTGGGACAGACGACAACCGCAGGGGTGGGTGGCACTCTAACTCCGGACGAGGCCGGGGCCTCGGTGAAGCTCCTTTGCATCACTGCCACTAATCTCTGGAGAGTTATCCACTCGGTGGGTAACTTCGTGTTAGTATGATAGCCATAGGGCTCGTGAAATTAGCCGAGACGCGGATCGCCCTGGACCGCTCAAAGAGAGGGCGAGAAAGAGGGGAAGGTGCTCAAAAGGAAGGTCTCCTATGCAAGCGAAAGGCCGGAAAGGATCGGTCTCGGCACTTTAATCAAGGGAAGCGATGAGTATTAACGCATGGGGATCGGACGATCCGGCAGAGGTCGCCAAGGGTGGCACAGGAAACGCGACACTAACCGACCACGGCGTTCTACTTGGATCTGGAACAGGGGCCGTCACCGTTACCTCCGCCCCTACAAATGGTCAATTGCTCATTGGAAACACAGGATCAGATCCGTCTGTGGCAGCTCCCACAGGGGATACCAACGAGATTGCGGTGACAACAGGCGCAGGATCGTTGGCCGTAGGTATTGCGGACGACTGCATCCTTCCCGGAACAGGATCTTACACCTGGGTAGACGGAACGACCGCACAGAGGCCAGGAACTCCAGCAAACGGCATGGCCCGCTACAACACAACTACCGACATGTTCGAGGGGTATCAGGGAGGAGCCTGGACTAACTTTATTACGCAAATCACTCCAGGCACTGTCGTGCAGCAAGTCTACGCAAGCAACACGAGCGTCGTAACGTGTACAACCACCATTCCGTACGACGACACTATCCCCCAGAACACAGAGGGAGACGAAGTAGTTACGGCGACACTCACACCTCTTTCTGCGACCAACAGATTATACATTTTTTTTGATGCCGTGGGAGGTAATGCCGCCTCGATCACTGGAGGAGCAGCGCTTTTCCAGGACTCCACCGCCAACGCATTGTACGCTACAGCTGCTTCCTATGCTCCTACCTCGAAGTTTACTATGATTTACTCACAGGCAGCTGGAACCAGTTCTTCCACGACTTTTAAGGTGCGATGCGGTCCTTTAGGATCGGGAGGGACCATGTATATCAACGGACAACAATCTACCGGTACGCGCCTTTTCGGGGGAATTTCCGCGGCGACTCTTACCATCTTGGAGATCTCTGTATAGTGAGCGGCGTATCTGCCGCCACATGGACACTGGACCTCTCCCCTGAAGTTGATTGGTGCTGTTGGCCCTCACCTAGGACGAGGATGTACCTAGATGCAAAGGGTGTGTGCCACAAGTGGAAGCGCTCGCGTACACTTCAGGAAGCTGCTGAGACTAGGGTGAGGCTTTCTGACAGAATCATGTCGGCTGTCGCTCAAAACAAGCATCTCTATCGCGCAACGCTTATCGAAGCAGGGGTAGACCTACAGAAGCTTACCTGGAAAAATTTAGCTCCTACCTGGGGACAGATCACAAGGATCGAGCAGGCGCTTGCTCGCATGAGGCTGA